CCGAGCAAAGCGCACTGGACGTTCAAGGTGTTCAAGCAGAAGGTGGACCCTGACACCAAGGAGCCGCTGCGCAACCCGGAGAATTACGACTGCTTCCTGATGAACCCGACGGACAATGCGGCCAACCTGTCGCCCGAGTATCTGGCCACGCTGGATGGTCTGAGCGAGCGCATGAAGCGCCGGTTCTTACGCGGCGAGTTCGCCGACGCCACGCCAAACGCGCTGTTCGATGAGTCCGTGATCGATCGGTGGCGCGTGGCCGATGGCGACGACCTGCCGAACTTTGTGCGCGTGGTGGTCAGCGTTGACCCTTCAGGCGCCAGCGACGACGAACAGAACGCAGACAACGACGAAGTGGGCATCGTGGTGGATGCTCTGGGAACCGATGGCAGGGCCTACCTGCTCGAAGACATTACCGTGAAGGGTGGCCCGAGCACCTGGGGCAAGGTGGCCGTTCAGGCTTACATGCGCCATCGTGCCGACTGCGTGGTCGGAGAAACGAACTTCGGGGGCGGCATGGTGCAATCCACCATCGCGGTGGCCGCCAAGGCCTTGGAGGTGCGCGTGCCGTTCAAGAAGGTGACCGCAAGCCGAGGAAAGACGCAGCGCGCCGAGCCTTTCAGCGCCCTGTACGAAGAGGGCAAGGTGCGCCACGTCGGCCTGTTCCCGAAGCTGGAGGACGAGATGTGCGCATTCTCGACAAGTGGCTACACTGGCCCGCGATCGCCAAACCGGGCAGACGCGCATATCTGGGCGCTGGCTGAGTTGTTCCCGTCGATGACCAGGCCCGAGCAGCCCAAGCCCGTCGAGGTGACGCCCATCCCGATGGCGAGCCCGTTTAGTAGGCGGCAGTAGCGCCCGCCGCGCCTCCCCGCTAAACTGCGCACCGTGGGTGAACGCGTCAGCGATGGCGCGGATGGCGAGCCGGCCGTCGAGCAAGGACATGCACCGGCCACCCACGCCACATTCGGCCATTCGGCCCGCTGAGTACCTGAGTCGCCAGCAGCTCATCACCCCACCCGGGACGATGACATGGCGCAACTCACCAAGGAGCAAAAGCTCCAGCAGATCCACACCGAAGCAATCGAAGAATTCGAGCGCGTCCAGCAGGCGATGCGCAACGAGCGGTTGCAGTGCTTGCAGGATCGCCGCTTCTACTCGATTGCCGGCGCCCAGTGGGAAGGCCCACTTGGCGAGCAGTTCGAAAACCGCGTCCGCTTCGAGTTCAACAAAGTACACCTGGCCGTTATTCGCATCATCAGCGAGTACCGAAACAACCGCGTCACGGCCACATTCATCCCCAAGGATGGCACCAGCAACGCTGATATGGCCGACGTGTGCGATGGCCTGTACCGTGCTGACGAGCGCGACAGCGGCGCCCAAGAGGCCTACGACAACGCATTCGAGGAAGCCGTTGGCGGTGGCTTCGGTGCCTGGCGCCTGCGTGCCTGCTACGAGGACGAGGACGACGACGAGAACGAAAAGCAGACCGTCCGCATCGAGCCCATCTTCGACGCCGACTCGTCCGTCTTCTGGGATCTGGACGCCAAGCGTCAGGACAAGGCCGATGCGACCAAGTGCTGGGTCATCAGCTCGATGACGCATGCGGCGTTCCGGGAAGAGTTCGGGCACGACCCGGCAACGTGGAACAAGGCGGTTCAGCAGCGCATGTTCGACTGGCTCACCCCCGATGTGGTCTATGTCGCCGAGTACTACCGCGTCGAGGAAGTCAGCGAACTCATTCACTACTTCCGTGGCTTGGACGATCAGGAAATCCGCGTGCCGGACTCTGAACTCAAGGAAGACGAGAACAAGCTGGCCACACTGCAGGCCACCGGTTACCGCGAGGTCCGCAGCAAGCGCATCAAGCGCAAGCGCGTCCACAAATACATCCTGTCGGGCAACCAGGTCGAGGAAGACGAAGGCTACATCGCAGGCAAGCACATCCCCATCGTGCCCGTGTACGGCAAGCGCTGGTTTATCGACAACGTCGAGCGCTGCATGGGCCATGTCCGCCTGGCCAAGGATGCACAACGCCTGCAAAACTCACTTCTGTCGTGGCTGACTGAGATCGCCGCACGCTTTGACACTGAGAAGCCGATCGTGACGCCCGAGCAGATCCTGGGGCATGCCACGATGTGGGCGCGCGATAACATCGACCGCTACCCGTACCTGCTGCTGAACCAGCTTCGTGACGCAGAGGGAAACCCGATCCCGGGTACTGCTGCGCCAGTCTCCTACACCAAAGCGCCCAGCATCCCGCCAGCCATGGCCGCGCTTATCCAGATTGCCACCCAGGCCCTGGACGACCTGCTGGGCGCACAGCAGGCCGGCGAGCAGATCCAGCCCAATCTGAGCGGCAAGGCAGTCGAACTGATTCAGAACCGCCTGGACATGCAGTCGTTCATCTACATGGACAACCTGGCCATTGCGGTGAAGCGCTCCGGCGAGATCTGGTTGTCGATGAAAAAGGACGTGACGCCAGAGCAAGAGCGCCGCATGAAGACCGTTTCGACCGATGGTGAGGTGGATTCGGTTGTGCTCAATCAGCCTTCTTTCAACCCAGAAACCAACGAGATGGTGACGGCCAATGACATGGACGACGCCAACTTCGATTGCTGGGCAGATGTTGGCCCGTCTTCAGCCAGCCGCCGAAGCGCCACCGTGCGCGCGCTCACTGGCATGGCCTCAATCACCACAGACGAGCAGGACCGCACTGTGCTGACGGCCACGGCCATGATGAACATGGAAGGCGAAGGGCTGCAAGAGGTGCGCGACTACTACCGCAACAAGCTGGTGCGCATGGGCGTGTTCAAGCCAACCGAGGAAGAGAAGCAGGAACTGGCCGCCGAGCAGCAAAACACGCCGCCCGATCCGCAGTCGCAATATCTGCTGGCCGCCGCCGAGCAAGCCCAGGCAGACGCCGCGCTGGGTCGCGCCAAGACGGTCAACACGGTGGCGGATGCCGAGTTGAAGCGCGCACAGACCGCCAAGACCATGGCCGAAACCATGGGCGCCCACAACGAGCAGCAGATCGCAAGCGCCCAAGCTTTGCACGACATGCTGATGGCGTCCAGGCAAGCGCAAATGATTCCGCCGCCTTCGTTTGTTCAATGAATTTGAATTCACGAAGTTGCTGAATTCAATGAATTTGAATATCATCGCGCGAAATACCACCCTTGCACCAGACAAAGGACCGAGACATGGCAACACCTGACGACATCGACCAAGACGACCTTGCAGGCGGCACCAATGCCGTCAACGACGAGAACGCAGACGGCGTCCAGCCTGGCGAAGTCGTCGGCGAAGCTGTCGAGGTCGATGGCGCCGAGGGTGGCCAAACCGGCGAAGGCGAGGGTGCCGATGACGCTGGCGAAGTCGTCATCACGCTGGGCGATGAGTCTCCCGCTCCTGCAGAAGGCGAAGAGGACGGCAAGGCCGCGCCTCAGTGGCTGAAGGAGCTGCGCAAGAGCAACCGCGAAATGGTGCGGGCTCTGCGCGAAAAGGATGCACAGATCGCAGCCTTGAAGGGCGGCAACGCTCAGCCCGACGCGGTTGTGCTGGGTGCCAAGCCAACTTTGGCCGCCTGTGACTTTGATGAAGAGCGCTTCGAGCAAGAGCTGGAAGCCTGGCACACCACCAAGGCCAAGGTCGAATCCCAAGCCAGGGCCAAGGAAGAGGCCCAGCGCGTACAGCAAGCGGCCTGGGAAAAGAAGCTCCAAGCCCACGACGAAGCGAAATTGAAGCTGCGCGTGCCTGACTTCGATGATGCAGCGGCCACTGTCGAGGACAACTTCAGTGTTGTGCAGCGCGGCATCCTGATCGATTGCGCCAAGGATTCAGCCGCGCTCATGTACGCCCTGGGCAAGAACCCAGCCAAGCTGAAAGAACTGGCAGCCATTCAGAACCCCGCCCACTTCACGTGGGCGTTGAGCCAACTGGAGACGAAATTGAAGGTTGAACCACGACGCGCAGCGCCGACACCTGACCGCACTGTGCGCGGCTCTGGCTCTCTGGCTGGCACAACAGATCGAGTCCTGGAATCACTCCAGGCCGAAGCCGACAGGACCGGCGACCGCTCCAAGGTTGCCAAGTACCTGCGGGACAAAGGCAAGAAGGCTGCCTAAGCCTTCAGGGTGGCGCACTCAAGCGCCGACGGGATCGCCCACCAGACACGGGCAGTAGTTGAGGCCACCGTCCGGCCCTGAGCGGATGAGTCAAGCAGCGCGGCAACAGCCGCATCTGAACACTCATCTTCTAGGAGCCCACGATGGCCTCAGCTTTTTCCAAACAGGAAACGGTCTTCTTCGACCAACTCATGGCCGGCTATGACGACATGCTCGTCGCTGGTCGCAACGTCAGCGTTTTCAATGCCGACCCCGTCGTGCTGGAACGCAGCCAAGGCACCGCCTTCTGGCGCCCCACGCCTTACGTCTCCGTCGCCATCGACGGCGCAGCCGGCACCGACATCAGCAGCAACTTTGCCGACGTCACCCAGCTGTCCGTCCCCATCGGCCTGGGCTTCAACAAGACCGTGCCCTGGGCGATGACCTCGGACGATCTGAACGACCCCATGCAGCGCGATCGCAAGCTGAAAAGCGCTCTGCAGACCCTGGCAACCCAGATCAACATGGCCGTGACCAACGTCGCAGCCTTGCAGGGCACGCTGGTGGTCAAGCGCACGTCGGCAGCATCCGGCTATGACGATCTGTCTGCCGCTGACTCGCTGATGGTCGAACAGGGCCTGGTCGGTGACGTTGGTCGCCGTGTTGCGCTGGTTCACGCCCGCGACTACAACGCGATGGCCGGCAACATCGCCAAGCCTCAAACCTCCGCCAACCCCAAGGTGAACACCGCCTATGAGCAGGCGTATGTCGGCCAGGTCAGCGGCTTCGACACCTTCAAGTCGGACTACACCTATCGCCTGACCGCTGCGGCTGGCGTGACGGTGACCGTCAACGGTGCGAACCAGCGCTATGTACCCAAGGCCACCAGCACGGCATCGTCCGGCGAAGTCCAGAACGTGGACAACCGCTACCAGACGCTGGCCGTCACGGTGTCGTCCGGCACCATCAAGGTGGGTGACCGTTTCACCATCGCTGGCGTCAATGCCGTGCACCACATCAGCAAGCAGGACACCGGCCAGCTGAAGACCTTCACCGTGACCGCCATCATCAGCGGCAGCGGTGGCACCGGCAACATCCAGATCAGCCCGCCCATCATCGCTGCTGACTCGTCGCCCACTCAGCCCGAGTCGGAATACAAGAACGTCACCGCCACGCCCGCCAACGGCGCAGCCATCACCTGGCTCAACACCGTGTCTGGCAACGTGCTGCCGTTCTTCGATGAGCGCGCTATCGAACTGCTGCCAGGCCGCAATGGCGTGGACGAGACGCTGCTGTCCAACGGTGGCGACTACATGCGCTCCACCACCGAGCTGGGCGTGGACGTGGTGCTCTACAAGTTCTTCGACATCAACACGAAGAAGTTCAAGTACCGCGCCGATACCCGCTTCGGCGTTGGCATGACCAACCCCGAAATGTGCGGTGTGGTCCTGTTCAGCCAGACCTAACAGGGTGTCTCCTGCCCTGGCTGATGGCCAGGGCTTCACGCCCGCCTTCACCTGATCGTGTCGGCGGGCGCTTTTTCAAACTGGAGAAGCGCGCATGACAACCATGCTCTACAAGTGCCCAGGCCCCCACGAAATCCACGGTGGCCAGTATGACTACACGATCGTTGATGAGGACCAGATCGAGGCCTCGCTGGCTCAAGGCTGGTGTCTGTCCACGCCTGACGCCAAACAGGCGCATCAGGATCTGCTCGACGCCCAAGCCGCCAAACGCGAGAAGGCCGCCGAGGATGCTGCAGCCAAGGCCATGGCCGATGACAACAAGCCGCCCACTCGCGCCGAGCTCGAGCAGATGGCCGAGAACCTGGGTTTGCCTTTCACGGCTCGCACTGGCGACAAGAAGCTGGCCGACATGATCAAGGCAGCCACCGAGCCATCGACGCAGCCTGATGCGCCTGCAGCAGATGCGCAAGCACCGGCCGCTGATGCTGATCAAGCTCCAACGGTGTAAGCCATGAGCTGGACAAAGGGCCAAATCATCGCGGATGCATTCGCCGAATTGGCCCTTGCCAACTTCGACTTCGACATCTCGCCGGAAGAGGAGGCGCTCGCCCTGCGCAAGCTCAACACCATGATGGCCACGTGGGGCGCGCTGAGCATTCATCTGGGCTTTCACATGAATGCGTCGGCGACCACGGTAGACCTAGATGAGCCGTCTGGCCTTCCCATGTACGCCGTCGAGGCTGTTGTGCAGAACCTCGCCGTTCGCTTGGCCGCCAGCAAAGGCAAGACCTTGCCGCGCAGCACGCTGACCGGCGCCAAGCAGGCCTATGACGCGCTGATCAACAAGGTTGCAGCCGAGCAGGTTCAGCAGCAGCAACTTCCATCAGGTACGCCTCGCGGTGCAGGCCGCAAGCCATGGCGAACCATCAACCAGCACTTCGTGCCAACGCCCGACACCAGCCCGCTGCAAAGCGCAGCCGATGGCGGCTTGACGTTCACGGGAGAGGGCAACTGACATGAGCTCAATCGACAAACTGTCCCGCGTTCAATCTGCGGATCTCAGCGCCAGTGATCTGCTGGCGCTTTTCTCCTATGCGAACGGTGACGACGCTGCGGCTAGCCTGGGTAACCTCGTGACATGGCTGCAGTCGCAGCTGACGTCATCGGGCTCGCTCATCACGCAGTACGCGGCACCGAACGCTACAGGCTTCTCGGTCACTGTCGTGCCAACCGCGGACGGCACCAGCATGTACTTGCTGCTGACTCCTGCGGCTGGCTATGCGGCCGGCACGATCACGCTGCCCGCTCAGGCCACCTGCGTGGATGGCCAGGAGGTCCTGGTGGCATGCACGCAATCAGTCGCCACGCTCACCGTCTCCGGCAACGGATCGACCGTCAACGGCGCACCTTCTTCGCTTTCCGCAAACAGCTTCTTCAGGCTTCGCTATGACGGCGTGTTCAAGGCCTGGCACCGAATTGGCTGATCAACAAAGGAACCATCACCATGTCTACAGTAGCAGCCAACACTCAGACCACTGTCGCGCTCACCCCAGGTCAGCAGATGACCGTCAGGGGAAACGGTATGGCCTTTTATGGCCCTGGTCCTTTGAATGCGCAACCAGTCACCATTCTCAACGTGGCGACGTTCGGCCCGTTTGCGGACCGTTCACAGGCCGTGACCCTACTGGCCGGGCCATCCGGCATGACATACAACGTTTTCAACGGTTCGGCAGTTCCTGCACGCGCCACCGTTGGCGCATCTGGCGCGTCTGATGGCGGGCTCATGTCGCCGGATGGTGATCCGATCATCCAGATCCCCCCCCAACCCGACCTCGCCACCCTCATCGCAGCCTACCCAGCCTCAAGCAATGCGGGGAAGAGCGCGCTGGCGGGTGCGTTGCTGCACTTTTGCAATGGCGTCGTCTGGCAACAGGCTGGCGGCAACGTCCCGCGAACAGCATCGGCAAAAAGAATGGCGGGACTGACGCAAGGAGCTGATTCAACTACCACGACTGGTCGCTGCAGCAAGTTTGAGGCCGAGGCGCCGTTTAGCCGTGTTCGGTTCCGCATCTACTGCGAAGGCGCAGCATCTACCAATTACAAAATGGTGGCTGCCGTCACTGAGACTGCGGAGAACACCACAGCCAAGCTGTCTCACCCGCATGTGGGTGGTACGGCTTATTCTGCGCTGCGCGCTGAGGCTGGGGCGCCAGGTTGGGCAACTGTCACCGTTGGTGGCGTGTCGAACTTCGATTTCCCAGGCGCCGGCGCAGCTGACGCCCCCAAGGAGCTGGTGACGGACTGGGTTGACCTCCGTTCTATCCCGCGCACTGACGGCGGCACACTGCCGCTGGTCATGATCCGAGTCCAGCACGATGGCACTGCGAACGGCCCGTGGTCCAGTACTGTCGGGTGGGATACATGGGCATCCGAGGCGGCTGGTCAGCCATGGTATCGAGTCGCGCAGCATTGCACCATTTCGGGCGGCGGCCATGTTGATGACCTGACGAAAACAGCAGTGCTGGCAAACACGGCTTTGTGGTGCGCGCCTGAGTTTGACTACGATGTGCCAGCCAGCACGGTTCTGGGCGTGTCGGATTCGAACCTTGAAAACCACGGCGGGAACGCCCTTGGCGGCACCTATGGAACATGGGGCCTGCAGGCCTGCGCGCTGATTTCGTCGACAGCCAGACCCGTTAGCTGGTTCAATTGCGGGCGCGCTGGTGGCACAAGCTCTATCTTCGTGCCGGACGGCGTGACCGAAATTCTGCGGTTGAGGCCTTCTGTTGTTGTGTACGGCGCATTCACTCCAAATGACGTGACCATCAGCGCTGTGAAAATCGACGCGCTCAAGTCCAGGCTGGCGTCCATCAAGGACGCCTGCGCAACAGCCGGATCGAAGCTTATTGTGTACACGGGCATACCCAAAACCGGGTATGACGCTAGCGCTGACGCTCTGCGGTTGAGTCTGACGACCCATGTGGAATCAATGGCCTCAAGGGGCCTGCTGACACATGTTGATTTTGAGTCGACGCTGGGCGCTGGTACCACGCCAAATGCGTTCGCTGCCGGAATGGACATTGGTGATGGGGTGCACGTGTCTCGCACTGCAGCAACTCTGATGGCAGCCAAGATCGCCCCAGTGATCGCGGCGCTGATTGAGTGATGATGCGCACCGCCATCTCATCCGTGTTGCTGGCCCTGGTGCTGGGCGCTGCCCACGCCCAGCAACTCGATTGCAAGCCAGCCTCTCCGCAGGCGATCACCGGCAACAGCAATCCGGCGGGCAAGTGGGCCGCCTGGCACTGCAACGGCCACGTGCAGATCGTGGTGTGCGCAACCGGCCACTGCACCGACGCCGTCATCAATGCGGCATGGTGGGTGTGGGATCGTGGCGCCACTCTGGCCGATGGCAATGCAGCGCTGACCAAGTACAAAGCGGGCAGCATCTGCGATCCCAGCGTGCGGGCCGTGTGGTGGCCGGACCGGTACAAGCTGCGCGAGCAATTTGGTATGTCCGACGCGCAGGTGGCCGCGATATGTACCGCAAAGTGACTCAGCGCGGCAGGGTTTTCGCTGACAGGGCACTGGCCCCGTTTTGTGTGCCAATGCCGCTGACCAAGCAAGAGCGCGAGCAGTTCGCCAAGCAGTCGCGCCAGGCCTTGAAAAGGGCTGAGGCCGCGGGAGTCTCAGACATCAAGCCGAATCGCAACCCGGCCAACGTGAAAGTGAGTTAGCCATGTCAGTTCAAAGCCCATTCCAACCTAAGCGCGGCGCCAACAAGAAGGTGACAGCCAGCACCACATCAGCGACCGTCGCGATTGGCAAAGGTCAGAAGTCTCTGCGCGTTCTCAACAGCGGCGCCGTGGTCGGCTACTTCCGCACGTTTGACAGCACGGATGCGGTCGATGCTGCGATTGCCTGCACAAACACTGAGACGCCGGTCGGACCAGCCGGTGCAGCAAGTTCGACCGTTGTCATCGAAAAGCCGGAATGGCACGACAGCGTCGCCTATCTGGCTGACAGTTCGACAACGGTTTTGCACTTCCAGCCAGGCGAAGGCAACTCCTGAGCCATGCAAATCCCCATCGCTCACGGCAATTACGCGGACGCGCTGTCGCCTGACTTCCGCACATCGCTGCCGCGCAACCTGGTACCGGTGCCCAAGGAAACGGGCATCAGTTCCGGCTATCTGCGCGCGGCTGATGGGATCGAAAGACTGGGGGGTGCGCCAGGCGTGGACCGGGGCGGCATCAACTGGGGCGGTACGCTTTACCGGGTGATGGGCACCAGCCTTGCCAGGGTGGCGTCAAATGGCGCCGTGACGGTCGTGGGCGATGTCGGGGCGGGCGCTCAGGCCACCATGGATTACAGCTTCGACAGATTGGGCATCGCCTCAGGCGGGAAGCTCTTCTACTGGAATGGATCGGCGCTAAGCCAGGTCACTGACCCTGACATTGGATTCGTCAAAGACATTGTTTGGATCGCCGGCTACTTCCTGACCACGGATGGCGTCAACCTCATCACCACGGATCTCAACGACCCAGCATCGGTGCAGACCACGCACTATGGATCGGCCGAAGCAGACCCTGACCCGGTGCAAGCCGTGGACGAACTGCGCAACGAGGCTTACGCGTTTGGTCGGTACACAGTCGAAGTCTTCCAGAACGTGGGCGGCACAGGGTTCCCATTTCAGCGCATCGAGGGCGCCCAGGTTGGCAAGGGCATCATTGGCACGCATGCATATTGCGGCCTGGGCGATACCTTCATGTTCCTGGGCAGCGGCCGAGGTGAGGCGCCGGCCGTTTACCAGATGGTCCCGGGCAACGTGCAGAAGGTCAGCACCCGCGAGGTGGACACCATCCTGCTGAGCTACACCGAGACGCAGCTGTCTGCCGTGGTCATGGAGACGAGAGTCGACAAGAACCACCAGCACGTGTTCGTGCATTTGCCAGACCGGACGCTGGTCTATGACACCATCGGCAGCCAGGCGGCGGGTGAGCCGCTTTGGCACACCGTCGATTCAGGTGTCGCCGAGCCTTCGACCTATCGGGCGCGCGGCCTGGTGTGGTGCTATGACCAGTGGAACGTCGGCGACCCGGTTGGCGCTGCCGTTGGCCGCATGACCACCTCGGTGTCATCGCACTATGGCGACGTGATCGGATGGGAATTCGGCACGCCCATCGTCTACAACGGCGGCAACTCGGGCATCGTGCACGAGCTGGAACTGGTGTGCCTGTCTGGCCGGGTGGCGCTCAACGCCGATCCAGTCATCTGGACAAGCTACAGCCTCGATGGGGTGACCTGGAGCATGGAGCGCACCGCAAAGGCTGGCAAGCAAGGGCAGCGCACAAAGCGCATCGCCTGGCGCAGTCAGGGGCAGATCAAGCACTGGCGTGTGCAGAAGTTCAGGGGCACCAGCGATGCCCATCTGGCCATTGCACGCCTTGAGGCTCAGATCGAGCCGCTATTCACGCGCCCCGGGATGAGCGCCAATGGCTGATCCTGTCCAGACCAAAAGCCAGAAGCTCACCCGCGAGCAGATCGCTGCGATGGTGGGGAAGAACCCGCGCGCAATCAAGTTGTGGGAGAACCTGCTCAGCGATGTCCAGACGACGCTGCCAGATGCCACCGCGCAAGCGCAAACAACGGCCGACACTGCCCAGGCCACGGCGGAGGCAGCCCAGGCTGCAGCGGATACAGCTCAAGCAGCCGCTGACACTGCGCAGGCCTCTGCCGACGCCGCGCAATTGGATGCCACGTCGGCACTCAACGGGCTGACTACCTTCAGCGCCATCCCATTCCTGACGCTGGCCACATCCACCGCACTTTCATCCGAGCGCGTCCTTACCGATGGCGACGGCATCACGTTCGTTGACGCTGGCGCAGGCGGTGCCCTGACCGTATCGCTCACGCCTGACACGGTGCTCAAGGATTCGCTCGGCAACACGGTCGTGCAGGTGGCGGCCACGTCGAAGCTCGGTTTGTTTGGCGCCACACCAGCAGCGCAACCGACGACGGCCGGTGCATCTGCAACCTTCGTGGCCGGTGCTGGAACTGCTGTCAACGACGCGTCCACATTCGACGGCTACACGCTCAAGCAGGTTGTCAAAGCACTGCGAACGCTTGGCATCCTGGCGTGATCCTGCGTACAATTCGCGCATCCCGATCAGTGCAACGCTGATCCGCTGAGCCTTCAGAGCCGCCAGCAGCTCACTCAACCCCGCAAGGGAGCGATGAGCAATGCTAGATCTGGCAGACCGCAATCGCGGCAGTTTTTCGGTGCAAGTCAGCAATGAGCGCGTGACGCGCCTCGAACAGCTGATCCTTCAAGCGCCACAGACCGACCTCAACACGCGCCATTTCCTGGTGGACGGCCCGAACGGTACCAAGCTTTATGGCCGCGAAATTACAGTGCCAGCAGAGGCCGTGATCACGGGGGCTGCACACAAGCATGACTGCCTTTGTATTTCCATTGGCGACATCGAAGTCACAACAGACGACGGCACACCTAAGCGCTTGACCGGGTATCACGCTTTCACTGCGCCAGCAGGCCGCAAGCGCGCAGGAAATGCGTTCGCCGAAACCAAGTGGATCACGCTGCACGTCGTCACGTCTCAAACGATCGACGACATCGAGCGTGAATTGTTTGACCAGGCGGACGAGTTGCAGGCAAAGCTGCAACGCGATGGCCAATTTGAAGCGGGCCAATGTAGCCAGCTTGCGGAGGCCTGACCATGTCGGCAGGAATTTCAGCGGCAGGGTGGGTGGGGATTGCAGCTGTCGGCGGCAGTCTTTTGGGCGCAAATGCGCAAGCCAATGCCGCATCAGATGCAGCCGATGCGCAAGCACAGGCGAGCAATGCCGACATCGCTCAGCGTCAAAGGCAATTCGACGCGGTGCAGGCAATTCTGCATCCATACGTCCAGGCTGGCACGTCAGCGCTCGGCAAGCAGCAAGACCTGATTGGCGTCAATGGCGCCCAGCCTCAACAGGCCGCCATCACTGAACTGCAGAACTCGCCATATTTCCAGGCCATGCTTAAGCAGGGTGAGAACTCGATTCTTGCCAATGCATCGGCCACAGGCGGACTGCGCGGCGGCAACACGCAAGCGGCATTGGCGCAGTTCAGCCCATCGCTGCTGGCACAGGTCATCAATGACCAATACAGCAAGCTCGGCGGCCTTACAAGCATTGGCCAGAACGCGGCGGCAGGCGTCGGCAATGCCGGGATGACAACGGCCAACGGTGCAGGAGCAGCGCTGCAGCAGCAGGGCGCGGCACAAGCAGGCGCGGCACTGGCGGAAGGTAAAGCCCAGGCATCCATGTGGAATGCACCATTCCAAGCGCTTGGAGCCTATTACGGCATGGGGGGCAAGTTCTGATGGAACCCATCAATTATTCGATGGATGTGCAGTCGCCATTCCAGGCCGCCCTGCAGGGGTATCAGGCTGGCACGGCTATCCGCAATGATCAAGCGCAGCAACAAGCATTGCAGCAGGCTCAAGCGCGCCAACAGCAAATGAACGCTGACTTGAGCGCCGCTTTCCAAGATCACACGATGCTGCCGTCCGTGATGATCAAGTACCCTGAGATTGCGGACAAGCTGAAGATCGGACTTGATGCGTCGAATGCGCAGCACGCCCAGCAAACGCTGAACCAGATCACGCCGATTTATGCGGCCCTGCAAAGCGGGAATGTGGACGTGGCTGCCACGCAGGCTGCAGGCCTCTCGACCGCATACCGTAACGCGGGCATGCAAGACAAGGCCGAGGCCATGGACGCGATGATCGCGCACATGAAGGTCAACCCGCAGGACACGGCAACGCGCCTTGCTGGCCGAATCGCCGTTTTACCAGGCGGTGACAAGATTCTCGACGGAGTCAAGTCAAGCATTCTTCTTCCAAGCGATGTGGCCACATCGCGCGCCGGGGCGAGCAAGGCTCAATCTGAAGCGGTCGTTTCTGGCGTAGCAGCAGGAAACGCTGCAACAAAGGCAGACCTTGATAATCAAAAGGCTCAGCAGGAAATCCAAACCGCCGAGGCTCAGCGCCGTATCAACGAGTTGAATGTGCAGATAGCTCAGGCTGATAGCGAGACTAAGCGCGGCCAACTTATCCTTGAGCGCGACAAGCAGCAAGCCGAGCTGGCCAAGCAGCAGCAGGCGCAGGGTCAAGCCGGGCAAGACCAGATCGACACGATCAATCAAGCGCTTGGGACGGTCAACGCAATCACGAACCATCCTGGCCTCAAAAATGGGTTTTGGGACTTCCCCTCCTACCCGGGAACATTCGCCGGCGCGATTGCAGCGCACGTGCCAGGGACAGACCGCAAGGATCTGGAAGCCATGGTCGACACCCTCAAGTCGCAGCAATTCCTGGCTGGCGTGAAAGAGATGAGGGGAACCGGCGCCCTGTCCGACGCTGAGGGCGCACGCATCGAGCGCGCCATCTCCAGCCTTGACACAAACCAAAGCGTTAGCCAGTTCAAGAACGCACTTGGCGTCATCAAGGCAAATCTGGAGAAGGCCCAAGCCAAGACCATCGCACGCGGCCAGGCCCCAACCAGCGGCACCACGACGCCGGTCATCATGACGCACCCGCAATTCGGCCAGGTGCGTGATGCCGATGTAAACCGCCTGATGCAGAAGTACCCGGGCCAAACACGTGAGCAGATCTTGCAGTTCCTGCGCGACACGGGGGGCAAGTGATGGCCGCCGATTTCCCCAAGTCGTTCAAGGATCCTCTGTATGCCTCGCTCGATGCGGGCACAGAGCAGAAGCTGGGCCTTCCTGTCGGCCTGCTTTCCAGCGTGCGCACCCATGGCGAGCGAAGCAATCACGATGCCGTGAGTTCGGCCGGCGCAACGACGGTCTACCAGTTCACGCCAGCCACCCGCAAGGCCATCCTGAACAAATACGGGATCGATGTCACGCTGAGCCCGCAAAACGCAAGCGAGGGCGCCGGCCTGCTGCTCAAGGAGGGACTGGACCGAAACCAGGGCGACTTGGCGGCAGCGGTCGGCGAGTACGTGGGCGGCCTGGATCGCAAGGAATGGGGCAACGTCACCAAGTCCTATGTCAACCGCGTCATGGTCGGGCAGAAGCAGGCCAAGGACACCGCGCTGGACAATGCCTTCTCGCAGTGGATGGCAGCAAATCCTGCCGTCCCGGCTGGACGCGATGCGTCGGCCATTCCTACGCAGCAACCAGCCAAGCCAGCAGAAGACAAGCCCGATCCTTTGGCTGATGCCTTTGGTAAGTGGCTGGACTCAAGCAAGGCGCTGCCGTCTCAGGCCATCGACGCCTATGCGGCTGGCACGCTGCCACCTGAGGAAATGCAGCGTATCAAAGCCGGTGTGGCTGATGGCTCCATCAAGCTGCCACCCGGCGTGAGCCTGGGCAACACCTCGGCGGTGGGGCGCATTCCCGGCATTGACCCGAACGTGCAACTCAGCCAGCCAGCGCCTGAGCCTTCGCTTGGCGACAAGGTGATCGGCACCGGTGAAATGCTGGCGAGCCTTGGCACCGGCATGGTGGGCGGAACGGTCGGCATGGCTGGCGGCATGGTCAAGGGTATGGCGCAAGCCATCCTTGATGGATCGTATGGGACCAAGCAGGCCGCCGATATGGTTGAGCAAGAGGCTATGAAGGGCGCCGATGCGCTCACATACCATCCGCGCACAGATGCTGGCCAGCAAATCACCGACGCAGCCGGGAAAATCATGGCGGAGAGCGTGCCAGTGGCCGCCATTCTTCACACGCTGCCACCTGTGATGATGGGCGCTAGAGGCGCACCCGCCGCCGTCATGGCCCGCGCTGGCGTTGAAGGCACCGCACGAGATGCCGCAAACCTCGCCGCCAAGCCTGCCGAAGCGGCCGGAATCGTTGCGCCTGGTGCGGCAGGTGATGC